ACCTTTTTACATATCCTGCAATTAGACCTGAGGTGTATCGCCATAGTTAGAGCTCCTTAAATACTTCATCTCGAATAGGTTGCGATGGCTCACCCAGTAGTTGCCTTGCTGTGTGTGCTTATATCTAGGCATCATCGCCATGTGCGCCGGTATCCATCCGAGTAGCTGATAAACCGGGCTCTTTCCATAGACCAATATGCAGACATCGTTAGGCCGCGAGCGCTGAGACTCTTGTAATATCAAATGCCCATTGGCCCATTTCGTGTGTTTAACCTCGATGCGAGCTTCTAAAGTCTCAACGTCAGGCTCAGCCTTAAAGGTATTGATGCTAGGCATGAAGTTACGTAGCCCAAAGTACTCAGCTACAGCTATCTCTGCGCCTACGCTTTCTGCGTGTTGCGTTATCATTTCGTGATAATTCAGGTTTTGACCATATAGGCGAAACCATGACTCATCCATAACAGCGGCACGATCTAAAGCGGTACGGTGAGCGGTAATCTCTTGCGAACGGTCAAGGATTACACGGTCGATCATTAGGCCCTGCATGCCGCACATAGCCATAGCACGACCTCTTGGCCGTAGTCGCGCACTTGTAGACCGCCGCTAGTGCTCTGCCACTCAAGGCATTGATCGCATCGATCTAAAGCTGTAACGGTCATGTCGCCGTTATCGTGTATTACGGTTGCATAGCCGTCTTTGATAAATGTAATTTCACCCATGGTTATACCTGAGGCTTCCACTTGCCATCGCTGGCCAATACATGCCAATAAGGCTGGCATTGAGTAGCTTTAGTTTTCTCAGTACAGAAGTACCCGCCCCAGTTCTTAGGGCTACCAGCTGCCGCTTGCTTCCAAATCATCGTGCCATGAGCACATCGAGCAGGTTCGGCTACTAGCTCACCGCCTAGTTGAGCACCGATCTCTTTCATCGCAGTAGTTAAAGCTGTTGTACCTGTATCTTGGGCAATCTTTACCGTTGCCCAAGGATCTGAGGCTGCGGGTAGTGTCTCCACGCGTTCCATATCCTGACGTGTAGGCCGTCCGGCAGGACTAGGGGTTAGCAACCCGATGCAGCGGCCTATCGCGCTTGTGGATGTATCCTCTATAAGCCATTTTTTCATATTTTGAGTCAAGCTTGCTACGTTGCCATATGCGTAATCGACTGCACTAGGTACCGCATCCTCAAACTCACGATACGCCTCAGCTCTAATAAGCACCCATCCGGCCGTTAAATCTTTATCCTCGATGATGGTGATTAATCTGCCTGAGGGAAACTCGGAGCGAAAACGAGTAATTCTTGCGTTTACGTCCTCATAGTTATCTAGAAAACTCATTAGATTAGCTCCTTATCTTTAAGAGCTTGAGAGATAGCGCGACCACGTACAAAACCTTCGCCGTGTCCATGCTTAAAACCTACAGAATAACCAATGACCATAAACATAAAGCCTATGCCACAAGCTGCCAACGCGATCAATATATCTAAACTGTTCATACTTAGCCCTTTGTTAAGGCCGATTAAGCTACTAACCGAGTAGCCCTCTCAGCGTTTGTAGTATCAGTATGAGGGCTTTTTGTCAGAAATCAAAGCGTATTCGTGTTTGGCGTGTCGGCCTTAGGGTGCTCTTTAGGTTTAGACTTAAGGCCATTACCAGCTAATACGCCGCCAAGCGCACCGGTTAAAAATATGGCCAAGGTTTGTAATAGTTGTATAAAGTCTCGATCGTTAGGCGCTTGAGCTCCTACCGGCTGCGTAACAAAGACAAGGGCGTATACGGCACCTGCGGTAATTACAAAAAAGGTTAAAGCTAATACCGCGCCAATTAAGAATATAAGGCGAGCGTGAATATCCTCAGGCGTCAGCCGCTTATTTTCTTTACTCATCTGTCGTAATAAGGTCCTTAGTGCAGGTCCCGGTAGCTTCGCATTGAGGCGGAGTGCACTCAGGCTTTGTCCAGTTTTCGTATTCTTGGCACTCATATCTTACCCACCCATCGTAACCGCACCCCGATAGGAGGATAGTCCCCACTATCGCCCCTATCAGGGCCCGGATCATTTAGAGCCTAGGCCGTATTGCTTCTCGCTTGGTTGTACCGCTTTAAGTAGCGGACCTACGAGGCCAGCGATAAAGGCATTAGCTAATACTTTTGGATCAGTAATACCGGACATATACAAAGCTGCTACAGATGCGAGCGCTGCTCGTGCATATGATTTAGCTGCTGCTTCTAATTGTTTTTTATTCATTTTTTAATCCTAACTTTTCTATTAGTTGTTTAGCCTTAGTAGCCGATACCTCTACCTCAAAGTGCATATCGTCCGGCCTGCTCTTAAAGTCGCCGCCCCACTTAAGGCCGTACTTTTTAGCAAGGGCTCTAATCATTGGTATTTTTTCAGCCGGGAAAGTGTCGTACTTTCCTAACGGATGCTTAGTAGCGTTGAGATCGATGGCGGTCCCGGATGAGTGACACGATAATTTTGTAGGGTTGCCTCGCACCATGCGGTAGGCGTAAGCCCAATCGTCAAACGTGCCCTCATCGATTGGCTCGATCAGCTCGTGAAACTCCGCAGCAAAGGCGGCCAAAAGCGGGCCCACGCTTTCGGCACACCTAAGCTTACGATCCGTACCCCGTACAGGATAGGACTTTATCTTTATAGCTTCCGGATCTTTTGATGCCGGGTAGCCGTTATAGCTAGTCTCCATTAGTAACGCTCGGTGTGGATTGTTCCGCTTTGTCTTTGTTGAGATATGCCTGATAGTCAGAGTTGGCTGGGTCGCAAGGAATAGAAACCAAGAAACCATTTTCCTCATACTGAATAATAGTTGTACCAAAATCTGTAGTAATTTCTTTATAATTTTTCATTTTATAACTCCGCACTAAATAGAATTGACGCTGATGCATTTTGAGTAATCATCATACCTGCTTGACCTGCCGTGCCAGAGATTTCTGTGGAGTTAGATAAAGTAGTGGTATTCGTACTAGTTTCACCAATAGTCAATGAATCAAAATAATCTGGCGCACCATTTCTAAAAAGAGCATAATAAAGCGAACCTGAAGCAGCAACCAAAGTTGGCGTTGTTCGCATAGTTACTGGGAAACTGATAGCAGTATAAGCAGCGGAAGCCGTGTAATTTGTTCCTATACCAAAAGATTTGCTATTACCTGTTACAAGACTTAAACAGTAACGCTGACAAGCGGCTAATTCTCCTTGGATTGTTCCTGTTGCAGTTTGGAAAGCGGTTGCAACAGAACCTATCTCAAGTTGGATGCCCCAAAAATCTATCGTTGTTGTCTGAATACCTATTGAACCTGTACGACTATTGAAATCAACACCTGCTGATGTCCATAATTCTAAAACAAGAGCACTGCTAGAACCTATTGTTTTTCCGCTAATTGAAGCAAGAGTGACTGTTCTAGTGTAACGCGTCCAAGATGTTGAAATAGTTAAAGAAGCAGCATTGTCTACTTGCGCTGACCCACCACTTCCAAAGTTTTGTGCCACGTTAATTCCTACTTTTGGTGTTCCGCTTGTGGCTTTTGCCCAGAAAGATACGGTGACAGTCTGACCTGCATCAGTACGAACATCTTCAATGCTCTGAGCAATAAAAGAACCAGCAGCACCAGACGATTGACCAGTCGAAGCCAAGCGAATAAAGTTTGTGCTTTCGTAACCAGCAACAGGAGCAGCCCCAGCAGTAAAAGTCTGAGCAGAACAGGTAGTTGTGCCACCTACAACATTGAGAAAATAAAATCTGTCAAAAGTGTAATTTTTCTGTTCAGCAGTAACGGCTTGAGATGAAAAACCTCTTTGGTTAATTCTAAAATCTCCGTTAATAATTTGATTCTTACCAGCAGCATAATCACCTTGCCAGCGCAAGCCTGTCGAAGTGGAACTATCTGCTACGAGTGTCTCGCCGTTAGCGCCGACCGCTAGGCGAGCCGGGGTATCGTTAGCCGTAGCTGAAATCAGATCGCCTTTAGCATCGACGATACTATTTTGGATCGCGTTAGCATCATCCGTAGTAACCCAAGTAAAGTCCATATCTGTACCGGAGGTTTTACTAAGTACCTGCCCGGTAGTGCCGCCCTTAAGATCGACCATCGAGGCATCGATAGAGTCTCCAAGGGCCTCAATAGCCGT